TGGCTAGTTTTTTGGAACCATTGAAAAACAGGTCAACAGCACCATTTACCGTTGCACCAATCATTTGCTCAGTATCCCCTGCATTGTTTAAGAAGAAACTTTCAGCAAAGATTTTTAAATGTCCTGTCCCTTGGTCAGAAATGTATGAGTGCGACCCATCATGGTAAATCTGCAAATCATCACCGTCACCAAGTCTAATCTTATCGTTATCACCTAAATCAACCGTTTGTGCGTTGGCGCTATCTATAGTTACAGTAGTTCCAGAGACAGTAAGATTACCGCCTATAGTAGCATTACCACTAACGTCAGCCGCTGTTGTGCTTAGATTTACTGCTCGTGAACCAACGTAACCACCCATTAGGTTATCTCCATGTAACTCATTGTGACCGATAGTTTGTCTGCGACACTACAATCAACTTTTAGAATGTCGCCAACGTTCATGTTTATCTTTCCTTCTAGTGGTGAAAGCATAGAGCCAGCAGGAATGGGAACATCTTTAATTAGATGTGCTGTTGTATTTTGTGTTTGTCCTGACTGTGTTGTAGTGCTTACTATGGTTACTGAAGTTGTAACTTGTGCAGAATGTACATTGGCTAATGTAAGACCAATCATAACTATAGTACTACCGCTTGGCACTGTATAGATAGTCTCAGGGGTTCCTGAACTGGCAGGAGCTAAATCCCTAGTTAGTAATTTAAAAGTGTTTGCCATTTTACTATCCTAATGCGATTGCCATTGAAATTGCTTCTGTTGTTGCTTGTGTGCTAACAAATGCTTTAATTGATTGTTGTGTAGCAACCTTTGTGTTAGAGTCAGAAGCAAAGTCATCTTCATCTAATATGGCAGATCCTGATACTGCTGTATTAAGAACTGCACTTGTTAATGTTTTATTAGTTAACGTATCTGTTGTAGTTTTGCCTACTAGTGTATCCGTTGTAGCAGGAAGAGTCAAGGTAATATTGCCACTAAATGCTGAATGCGCTGGTGCTTGTAGTCTGGCATAGTGAGCGTTGCTGGACTCACAATAGAAGTCTACATAAGATTGTGTTCCGTTATTCTTAATGGATACTGCACCCTGAGAAATGCTAACACCTGATGCGCCACCAAAAGTAGTTGTACCTGTCATTGCAGGAGCAGCTAGTGTTTTATTTGTAAGGGTGTCTGTTGTGGTTCTACCTACTAGTGTGTCTGTAGTAGCAGGTAGTGTCAGTGTAATGTTACCACTGAATGCAGAGTGGGCAGGAGCTTGAAGCCTTGCGTAGTGTGCGTTACTTGTTTCACAATAGAAGTCTACGTATGACTGTGAACCACCATTCTTTATAGATACAGAACCCTGGCCTAGCGTTACACCATTTGACCCACCAACTATAACACTGTCTGCCTCAAGGTTTGATATAAGAGTACCAGTTGTTATAGAAAGATCACCAGTAGAAGCACCAGTAAAAGTACCTGTGCCTAGTTTAAATTTGTTTTCACTTTCATCAAAACCAATAAAAGCGTTAGCATCACTGCCACGCTCTATAACAATACCAGCATCACCCGAAGCTGATCCACTAGTTCCATTTCCTAGTTCTATTATTTTATCAGCTATAACAGAGTTTGTTGAACTTAGGGTAGTAGTTGTACCCGTTACTGTAAGATTACCACCAACAGTTAAATTACCACTTGCATCTTTAAACAAAGCTTTAGCAGCAGGGTAGGTCATAAATATTTCTTTTGACCCACTACCAAAGTTAACTGCTGATGCTCCATTAGAACCAGCTAAAACAGTTGTTCGAGTTAAGGTGTTACCTGTGTTCCAAGTACCTAACCCTACTTCCCATTCATCTGTTCCTACTGTAGTGTGTGCAATACTATAGTAAGTAGTATCCCCATTTGACATATAAGTTTGGAATGCGTCAAACGTTGCAGTAGAACCGCCTAAACTAAAAGCACCTGTGCCACTAGTGGTAGTCGTTTCTTTTACACGATCCTTTAGAATAAAAGCCATTTGTAAAGCCTTGCTATGTTATACGAATAACTGCGTTAGATGCGTCTGCTGTTGGAAAGACTACAGTAAAGTCTCCATTAGTAGCTGTAACTGTGCTTCCAAAGTTAAACACTGCTATAGCTTTATTAGATTGAGATGCATTATATATAATAGCGCCATCTGCAGATACTGTTAAAGTAGAAAATACTTCATCTGCAAAGTCAACAAAAGCAGTGCTTCCCGATAGTGATATTGCTGCACTGTCTAAGTTTTGACCACCTGCACTGTAACCAGTACCTGAAGTCTCATCAGAGTTACCTGTAACTACTGAATAGTTAGTAGTGGCTGCACCATATGTACCAGAAGGTGAAGCTTTAATTAGAGCTATTTTTAATGTGTGTGTATCTAAATCGTGAACACCCCCAAGTAGCTCTTGCTTGAAGCTGTTACACATTGCCGTTGTAATTCCCATTTGGAGATGTCCTTTTGTTAAACATACAAAGAGGCCAGCATGTAGCCAGCCTCTAAGGTTATCTTAATTAAGCAGCGTTATAACGTGCTGTGACCAATGCTTGTGGGCGTAAGATTTTACGTCCGTAAAGGTGCATACCACGTACAATGTCTGCAAATGAGTCAGGATCTCTGTAGTTTTCAACTTTGTTGATCTGCTCTGCAGATGCTACAGCTTCTTCTTGACCTGCTAGGATGATACCGAAGTTGTCATCTTGTGCAGTTGTACCAGAAGTACCTGCTCCAGTACCGTCTGATGGTAGGTTGTTTGAAACATAGACTTTAAAGCCATGAATGTTTCCAGCAGCCAATCCATTTTGTAGACCTGCTCCACCGAAGTCTGAATTTAGAAGACGTGAATCTTCGTCCTTCAACATTTCCATGAAGATTGGATCAACTACCATGTAACGTCCACGTGAGTCAACGCTTCCTGTATCCAACTGTCTAGCCATACGTGCAATAAGCTGCAATGGTGAGGCAGTTGTAGTACCTTTTGAAGTTGCTCCTGGTAGTCTAGGTGCTAGAGGGATTGAGTCACCAGTTGTGCTAGATGAAGCTGAAGTTGTGATGTTAGTCATGTCAGACATGTCCAACTGGTTCACTTTCAAGAATTCACCGTTGATTTCACCTGATGTTGGGTGCTGTGCAGTACCAGAAACAGCAGTTGAGTATTGTCCACTCGCTGCAGTACCTGTCATGTAAGCAAGAACATCTACGTCAATAGCGTCAGCCATTTTATATGCTGCTCTGTCTGCAGCTAGGCTTACGAAGTCAACGTGTGAGAACTGCTCTTCGATGTCATCCATTTTAAAAGCAAAGTAGTTAGCTTTGTCAATGGTGAGTGAGAACTCAGTGTCATCTAGCTTCTCTACAGAAATACCTGTGTGGCGCTGTAGAGCGTTAACAGTTACGTCTGGTTCTTTTTGGATGCGTACAACATCCCCTTGATTTGCAATGTCACCAAAGTATGAATTGTTAGTGATTGCGCTTATGACAGACGCTTTACGTAAAGCAATCTGTGCTTGTTTGGAATACATTATCGGGCTGAAGTTGCCGTCAAAGCCTCCACTTGCTGATGCAATAGCCATAGTTAAATCTCCTTATAGATATGGCGTTGAATTAACACTACATATCCACCATGAAGAGGCCAATGTCTTCGGGTAGTCCTAATGGGGCCGATTCTTTTGGGTAAGTCTTTTGTGTGGCTTAGTGCTTGATTAAGCATACACATTAACTGTTGTGTATATGCTATAGTTTTACTTACAATGTTTAGTTTGTCAACTATTTTCTTGACATATCGTAAATAAATCTTCCGTTACGTTGGGCATCAAGTATTTCTTCTTGACGCTTTTCGTATTCTTTTATAGACATAGCAGCTACCTGAGATTCACGTATGTACTTACTGGCTTCATCTGCTTCAGGTTTAGCTGCTCCTTTTGTCTTAACTGAAGAAGCTGCTGCTTTATCAGAATTGTTAGACTTATTATTTACTATACCTGTATCTACTTTATATAAATCAATTACACGTGATACTGACTTAGCGTCTTCAGTATTCTCATACAGAGCATCCTGTACCCATTTAGGTTGTACTTCTGCCCATTTATGAAAAGCATCATCTTCTCGTATCTGTACAAAGTCAGGATGCATAGACGCTAATTCAGCTTCAGCTTTTTCACGTTTAGCTGTAATACGTAACTCTTCAAACTCAGCCATACGTGCTTCAAGATCTTTAGCTGTAGCTTTAGACTTTTTGTCTGCTATAGCTTCAACGATACCTGCTACGTCTGGATACTCTTTACTCCAAGCTTCTAACTCTTCATCAGTCTTAGGAAGTACAAGCTCATTCTTTGATGCCTTATCTACCTGTGCTTGTAGTGCTTCTAGCTTTGCGTTAAACTCTTCTTCTTTCTTCTGTGAGTGTCTACGCAGATCACCGTAACGTTTCTTAAAGTTTTTCTCTTCAGCACCTATATCTTCTTCTTGTGCTTCTGGTTTTGATTCTTCTTTTTGTTTGGTATCACTTTCTGCCTGTACTGATTCAGTCTGAGGCTCTTCGCTACTGGGTTTATCTTCAGTACTTTCTTCATCTATAATACCTGCTGCTGCCCTAGCTTCTTTTTTCAACTCTTCTAGTTCAGCTTCTTCTTTCTTTATACGTTCTTCGTTACTTAGGTATCCACCTCTACCCATCATTACTTTTGGTATATCAGGTTTTACCATAGGGTTTGGTTTTGCTGTTTCACTTGTAGCCATTTGTTTTTTCCTTATGTTGGGGTCAGCCGAAGCTGAGTGGCCTTATAGTTATTTGGATTTTCTTTTCTTTTTAGCAATGCCGCCTTTGCTCATACCTCTTCTTGGATCACCATAGTCTGGATCTTCTTCTTCAGTAGATGGTGCAATGTCTCTACCTACTTCGGCTATGCTTGATCCTGTTTCATCAGCAATTCTAGTTATATCGTCTGCTCTATCTTTTGTTTCTTCACGTCTATCTTGAGCAGCAGTTTCTGTTGAAGCACGTAGTTTAGCTGTCTCTGTTCGTGGAGCAAAAGCTTTTTCAGCAGCTTCTTTAGATGCTTCTTCACTAGCGTCAACAAAAGATTTTTGATCTATGCTATCCTGTATTATTTCTGCTGATGCTTTTGTTCTTGATGGAGAGGGGGTTGCTGATGTTGTCGGCTTATATGGTTCATTAGAAAGGGGAACAGTCTCAGCAGTAAACTCTGGATCTGTTAAGTTAGGCAAGTCAAGTTCTTCTGTTTCAGCACCTGTTATCTTATCAATAAAACTACCAATCATTCCTTTTCTCTTAGGGGCTTTTGCTACTTCTAAAAGATTTTCTAAATACTCTCTTTCATATATTGGTAAACCACCACCTGTAGGATCATTAGGATTGTTTAAACTTGATCTTTCTCCTAGTCTTCTATTTATTTCTTTTATAAGTTTATTTTTATGTCGATCTGCTTGTATTGAAATTATTCCAGCAAACAAACCTTTTAATGGAATATCTGGTGTTGTTTGTATATTTTCAACTTCTTGTGCTAATTCATCAATAGTTAGTTCTTTGTAGTTATAAGGTTCTGGTGTCTCAATGCTTGTGCCTGGGTCATCATTATCTCCAGATGCTGAACCTGTTGTGTTACCTACAGTTACAGGAGTAGAGCCTACAGGGTAGTATCCATCTGGAATAACAGTTTGTGGTACACCGTCTAAGAATGGAATCATAAGTGTGTGTCCTGCAGCGTTTTGATACTCTCGCATTTCCATAACACCACCACTAGCGTTAATACTATCTACAGATGG